AATAAGGCTTATAGGCCCACTTCGTACTTGGCTTGCGCGGACGTGCGCCACGTGCCTTTACCTGCGGTTATTCATGCGGTAGGTGCGTGGCGTGCGTCCTTGTGTCCATATTTGGGACGCAGCTGGGACGCATGCCACCTCAGGATTCTGCGGCGCCACCGCCCGCCGCGTGGCCGCGCTGCTGCGCTGGCTCGGCTACCGCGTGCGCTGGGTGGACGGCGCCGACAACCCCGTGCCGAGGGCGTAGGCGGGCGCGACAGGCCCCAGAACGCGCGAAACGCCCCCTCCCCCGCGCTGGGGAAGGGGGCGCTGTTGTGTGGTACGTGGCGCTGTGGGCTAGGCGCTGAAACTCTTGATGGCGTTGATGAGGTCGCCGTCGATGACGCTGAATCCGAGGAAGTCGAAACGCTCGACCTCTGCCTTGACGGATGCGATGGCCTCCTCCGCGCTGCTCTTGCCGCCCATATAGACCAGATAGAGCACACTGCCGCCATAGGTGCTATTAAACTCGGTATACACCTTGAAGTCAGCCGACGAGAATGAGGATGCGTTCGTGCGATTGCCCCCGAAGATTGCACCGGACTCGAACTTCTTCACACCGTAGTAGTCGCTGTTGTTGGACTTGAGCACGCCATGCGATTGGAGCAGGCCCAGCGTTGTCAGATTACCCACCAGCATGACATCGCCCGAGCCGTCAGGCTTCAGGAACGGAACCCTAGCATAGTAGAGTCCGAACGTATCGACAAAGAACGTCTCCCACTCCATCGCGGTAAGCTCTTCGTCCGTGCCAGCGATGCTGAACGGAGCGATTGCAGCTAGGGAAGCGCCACCGCCGCCCGAACCGCCCCCGCCCATGACGCTGCCGAGCGCGTTGACCGCCTCGGCGATGGTGCCGCTGCTCTTGCCCTCGTAGCCCTGAGCCTCGGCGATGGACATGATTTCCTGCTGAATGGTAGCCATAGGCCACCCCTTTCTCTCTGCCCCCGTGGGGGCGCTAACAAAACCCTACTTGCTCCTGCGCGGCTTGAAGCAGTCCACGCGGTACAGGCACGCGCCGCACTGCCGCTCGAACCACCACCCGCCGCGCACGGTTCGCACGCTGTGCCGCACCACGGGCATGGGCGCGCCGCACTTCGGGCACGGCACGGGACGCACGCGCATGGCGCCTACGCCCCCCACAGCAGCCGCGCGAGCCAGTCCGCCAGCGCGACCAGCGCGGTCACGGTGCCCACGGCGATGTAGCCGAGGGCGAAGAACATGGCCAGCAGCGTGGCCAGCCCCCACGCCTCGCGGCCCCAGTCGTGCGCCTGCCGCGGCGGCTCGTAGCGGTGGTGGTCGTAGTTGTGGTGACGCCCGCGCCCGCTCACTTCTGGCCGTCCCGAATTCCGAGCTTGGTGCGGATGTCGCGCAGAATCTGGTACACGTCCACGCCCTCCACGCGCTTGTTGCGGTACGCCCACACGCGGAACGGGATGTTGTCCAGCTCCTCGCGCACCACCTTGCGCACGATGCGCTCCACGTCTGCCTCGGTCAACTCTGGCTCCTCCCATCTGTAGATGTACGTCCACGGGCGCAGGCTCCGCACCTCCACCTCGTGGCCCGTGTTGTCCCCGCCCGTCGGGCCGCTGAGACCGCCCACCTCGTCACCGTGGGCGTCCGCCTGCATGCCGCCGCCGAGGGCGATTCCCGTATGACCCCTAACCCAGAGCACGTCCCCGCGGCGCACGGTCGTGCCGCTGAACGGCAGGCGCACAAATCCCAGGGCGCGCAGCTCCTCGTCCTGCGAACCTGTCCACAAGAAGTCGATGGCCTCGCGCCCCAGGGCAGCGTTGACGCAGCGGCGCACCATCTCCGAGCAGTCGAGGTCGCCGCCGCGGATGGCGTAGGTGGTGCCGTCCGAGAAGCGCAGCGTGTGCGTCCCCCAGCCGTCGCGGTTCGGTTGGCTGTAGCCATGCTGATCGTCTGCGGCTATCTGCTCCGCGGCCTGCGCGATCCGCTCCGCGACGGTCACGACTGCTCCTTGTGGAGTCCGTCCTTGCTGTGCGCGAGCATCTGCCACCACGTGGACTCGCTGATTTCTGGGTGCATCTCGGCGAAGATTTCCATCAGCGACCCCAGCTCCATGAGGATGAGGCTCACGCAGACGGCCATGAGCACCGGCTGGAACCCAAGCTCCAAGCCGCCCAGCAGCATGGCGTCCACCACGTCGGCGGCGCACACGATGCCGAAGTTGGACAACTTGCGGATGAGCCCCTGCCTGAACTCGTGCGTGGAGAAGTCGTTTTGCACGAACCAAGCGTTGAGCGTGCCAAAGAGCACATCCATGAGCGCGAGCACGCACAGCGCCATGATTGCGACCTGCGCCTGCGGATTCATGACGGGCTGGATGAAATAGTGATATGGGGGCATGGCCCCTCCTTACTCGATGACGTAGGTGACGGTGCCAGCGAAGGTCGCACCAGCCGCTATCTGTGCGCCGCTGACGTTGCGGAAAATCAGGTTGCCGCCGCTGTCGATGCGGTAGTAGGAGCCTCCCACGTCGGTCGTGCGAATCAGCGGGAAGTAGACGTTCCACGATGGTCTGTAGCCGCTCGGTATGGTGGCAAGCACTGGGCTTGTGGCGTTGTTGGCAATGGCCGCAGTAATCTTCAGCTCTGTGAACTGCACCGTAACTACCTTGCCGCTCCTGCGCACGTGGTTGTTGCCGATGCTCGTGGTGTTGGTCGTGTTGATGGTCATGGTCGTGTCGCTGGGTGTGATTCCAAGCGCGTCAAGCCACGGCGCGCGCTCTGTGAACGACACGATGCGGTTACCGCTGCCGTCAACATAGAGGCCGAGTGCGTTGTATACCGCAGCGTAATTCACGCCAGTATTGCTTCGCGTCTCAAGCTGTAGGCCCTGCCTGCCATTGCTAAAACACACCGCCCGCATGTGGACGCGGTTTACGCCGTCCTTGTCATAGGCGCTTAGCAGGTTGGCGTATGTGTTGGATGATGACGATGTGCCAGACGAGGGCAGGTCATACACGTGGATTCGGTGCCCATTGTTGCTGTCAGCATAGATGTAGGAGTCCATGTTGCCGTCCCAGCCTACGGCAAAGGCGTTGGACGTATAGTTTTCGGTGCTTCCGTTGCCAATCTCGAATGCGTTTGCGCTGTCGTTCTCGTTGTACTTGCCTATGACAGTCTGGTTCTCGTATGCCGCACGCAGGCCACGGCCAAGAGCGGAAACGAACGACCCGAGGGTGCCGTAGTGCGTGCCGACGGCAAAGGTCGGGGCCTTGTAGGCGCGGATGTACCTATACCCCTCGAACCTGATGAAACTGGGACGTTCCGTGAATGTAATAGCCGATTCCCCATCGTAGGCTACCGTTACTGGTGTCCCAGTGACTTGGCCGACATCGGTTTTCGTCTCTGCTGTGCCGTAGGTAAAGCGGATGCCCTGTGACTCTCCAGTCCAGAACATTATGTCTATCACGGGGTTTGTTTGGTCTATGCCAGAGAGGTCCAGTGAAAAGGATTCGGTCACGCTGGCGTCAGGGTCAAGATATGTGTCAACCCGCTTAAACTCATTGTCGCTTGCGTCAGCACCGTTCGTGAGCATCTCGAACACGCTCATACCAGAGACGTTAATGCCTGCGATTCCGTCCTCCGTGACGGTCATATGGCTCTCGCCGCTGCGCCCTATCTGCGCGCCGTCCGTGCCGAACCTCGCCACGACGTTCGCCGCAGCGTTTCCCGCGCCGTCGAAGAAGGCCACCGCGCCGTCGGTGAAGCTGGCCAGCCACGTCTCGGCGTCGCGCAGGAGGATGCCGTAGCTGTTCAGCAGGATGTTCCGCCCAGCCGCAGCCGCCGTGAACTCCTCCTGCGTGACCTCCGTTACGTGTGCGCCGCCCGTGTCCGTCCAGAAGTGTTGGTTGACCGCGCTCGCCACGCGCTGGGCCGCAGCGGCAATGCCGCTCGCCGCCGCAACGTCCGCAGCCGCGCGCCGCACAGCCGCCTGTACGGGGGCTATGGCCGACGCCACGGCGCGCATGCCCACCGCTGGGCTGCTTGCGTTGCCCGTGACGCTCACCTGCCCGCCGCCGATGGCGTAGGGCACGGTGTCGCCCTCCTGCGCGTCGGCGAGCACGCTGCCGTCCACGGGCGTGTCGAAGTCGTTGCCGGGGAGCCTGACCCATGCGGTGCCGCCAACGTCGCGGCGCACGAAGGTCGCGGTGCCCGTCTGCGGCACGTCCTGCGCGCGCCCACCGAGCGCGCCCCTGAGCGCGTCCGCGAGCCGCCACGCCACGCGCCCCTCTAGCTCTGCCATAGGGACACCTCCTCCTCTGCCTGCTCGGTCACGCTGATGCCGTGGCCGCACGCGAGCGACTGGCGCGTGATGCGCAGGTCGCCGACCATGCCGACGGACGCCAGCGAGCCGTGCACCACGTCACCAACGGTCACGTCGGGCCACCACTCGCGGGAGTACCCGTGGGCCACGCCCACCGTGGACTCCTCGCGCAGGCGCCGCACGCAGTAGCCGTAGAGGGTCTCGCCGTCCACGCGCACGGGGCGCCCGTCGTAGGCGTCCACGTTGTAGCCCCGCGCCGCGGTGGACGTGGGGCTGTCGGGGTCGTCGTTGACGGCCACCTCCAAGAGCGCGCCCTGCGCCGCGAAGTAGCGGTTGGGCACGCCCGACAAGTCCAGGTCGTGCGTGACGCCCGGGTGCATGAGCCGCGCGCCCGCGTCGTCCAGCGCCAGCGCGGGCGTGGTCGGCCTGCGGCGCACCGCCACGGAGCCGTCACCAGACAAACGCAGGCAGAAGCCGCCCGCGTCCAGCACGGCGCGCACCGCGTCCAGCACGGGCGTGCCCGCGTCCCAGACCACGTTCTGGCCCAGCACGAACCTGCCCTCCACGGTCACGGGCGCGGCCAGCACGGCGCGCAGCATGCCCGCGGCGTAGGCGGCCCCGTCTGCGCCCGACGGCGCGTAGGAGCCGCCCGCCAGCCGCTCGGTCTCGGCGGGACGCAGGACGCTGTGCCCGACCACCTCGCGCAGCTCGCCGCCGCGGTCGCTGGTGGTGCGGGTGGCCTCGCAGAGGAGCGTCGCCACGTCCATGCGCTCGGTGGCGCCGTCCTGGGTGGCCCACAGCGCCACGCGGTAGTAGCCGGGCGCGAAGTCCCCCGCGCCGTCCACGGTCATGCGGCCGCGCTCCAGCGTGGGGGACGTCCAGTCGCGCTCCACGCCCACGGCGGTCACGCCGCCCAGCTCCTCGGCGTCGGCCCACGTGCGCGGGTCGACGCGGCGCACGCGCCACCGCGCGGAGTAGCCGCGGGTCCAGTCCATGGGCTACACCCCCTCGGTGATGGTGGCCAGGAAGTCGGCGGGCATGCCCACCTCGCGCGTGGAGAGCGCCACCGACTGGGCGGCGTTGCTGTGGGACGCGCCGAGGTCGGTCACGTCCACGTTGGCCGCGTAGCAGCAGCCGACGGGCGTGCGCACCAGGCACGCGGCGGGGCGGCGCCCCAGCTCCCGCAGGGCGGCGGCGCTGGCCGCGTCCTCGACCAGTATCAGGTCGGAGCGCACGGAGCCGCTGCGCCGCACGGCGGGGTTCCAGTAGCCATCCGTGCTGCCGTCCAGCTTCTCGCGCGCCTCGAAGTCCTTGGCGTAGCCGTCGGACAGCTCGAGGTTGTACGGCAGCTCCACGTAGGCCATGCCGTGGTCGCCCATGTAGTCGATGCGTGCCACGTTCACGGCCAGCGTGTACGGGTAGTCTGCCCACGCCACGTCCCCGTCGGCGGTGCGCGTGGCCACGCGGTAGGCCAGCCCCTCGCCGCCGTAGGGCGCGTAGGGGTCGACCACCACGGAGCCGTCCACCGCGTCGGACGCCACCAGCTGGGCGCCGTCGGGCGTCACGCGGTACACGTCGTAGCGGTCGGTGCCCACGGCGCCGTCGGGCGCGGCGATTGTCAGCGACGCAGATATGGAGCGGATGCCGTCGGCGTCGGTCACGTCGGAGACCTCCAGCGTGCAGCCGTCGGCGGGGACGGCCTGATGCGCCCACGCCACGGACAGCCCGCACTCTGCGGCGTCGGAGACCAGCCCCGTGGTCGCGTCGGTCGCGGTGGCCGTCAGCTCGTAGGACGCACCGTCCCACAGGTCGAGCGACTCGGGCAGGGTGACCTCCGCGGTGAGGGACGGCACGTCCCCGTCGCGCGGCGCCCAGTCCTGCGCCGTGGTGCCCTCGGTGACCATGACGCGCACGGCGTCGGTCAGCTCGTCGGGCCATGCCTCGCCCTCCGGCTCGCGCCTGAGCGCAAGACGGAGCGTCGTGGCCGTGGTCGGCGTCCACGTGAGCGGGCCAGCCGCCCACGCCACGCAGTCGGTCGACACGCACGCGCCGTCCGCGTCGTAGGCGTAGAGCGCCACGCGCCACGCGTCGGCGGCGGTGAGCGCCACGCGGTAGGTCGTGCCGGGCGTGACCTCCACGGCCTGCCCCGCGGTGAGCCGCACGGCGCCGCCCACGGCGGACTCGTCGCCCATGTGGGCGAGCACCACGCCCGTGTCGGAGTCGGTGACGTCCTCCTCGCAGAACGCGCCGCGCTCCCAGTTGGCGGGGAGGTTGGTGCAGAGGTTGGCACTCGCCGCGCCAGCCGCCCACGTCGGCGTCACCACGTCGGCCCAGACGGTCTCCCCCTCGGGCTGGTCGCGTAAATGGTCGGGGAAGTCCCCCGCCGCGCCCGCCGCGCGCAGCACCATGGCCACGCTGGACGGCGCCGAGCACCGCAGCGTCACCGTGGCGGGCTGGGCGGTCACGGGGTCCGCGTAGCACGCCAGCCTCGGCGCGTCTGCCACGCGGACGGTCACCGCGTCGGATTCCGTCCAGTCGGTGCCGCCCGTCTTGACGCGCACCGCGAGGGTGAGCGTGGTCGCGGTGCCGACCTTCGCCAGCACGGTGGCCGCGCGCACGTCGTACGCGCCGCGGGCGTCGTAGCCCGTGGTGATCACCTTGGGCGCGCCGACGGTGGTGCGCTTCCCGCTCGTCACGGGCCTGCCGCACACCAGCTGCCACCACGTCTGCGTGGCGGCCGCCTCCTCGTCCACGTCCTCGCCCGTGGCGGGCTGGTACGTCCACGTGAGCGGAAGCGCGGAGCCGCGGGTCACCGACGCGGGCGCCCTGAGCGTCACGGAGTCGGGCGCGGGGGGCACCTTTGTGACCTCCTCCTCCTCGTCACCGGGCGTGGCAGGCTCGGCGGCGGTGGTGGCTTCGGTGCGGCCCGACCAGGCTGAGTACGTGGTGCGGTCGTCGGTCTCGAGGTAGCGGCGGGCATTGACCCAGTAGGTGGTGGACGGCTTCAGGCCTCGGATGTAGACGACCTGCTGCGCGCGCCACCGCTTCTGGCCGTCGCGCGTGTACTCGGTCTCCTCGCCGTGCCAGGTGAAGGAGAACTCGTCGGGCTGCTGCGTGGAGCGCCACGCGTCGTAGTACTCCGACCATGTGATGATGGTGCCCGTGTTGTGGTTGTTCTCGTCATACTGCAGGGTGACCTTGAGTGCCGTGCCGTCCTTGCTGGCCTTGACGCTGAGCACCTTCATGTCGTCGTTGCTCGCGCTTGGGCTGTGGGTCTCCAGCGCGGTGAGCTTGACGGGCTTGGAGTAGCGATAGAAGAGCGCTTCGTGCTCGTTCCACGTCTTTATGCGGATGTACGAGTACTTGTTCAGCAGCGGCTTCACGTCCGACACCGTGCACGCCAGCGCGGTGCATTCGCCGTCGTCCACCACGTTCATGTCCTGCCAGTCGGCGTCGGCGGGGATGGCCGCGGCGGTCTTGTAGTCGCAGCTGACGAGCTTCTCGAGCCGCACGCCATGGACGGGGAACTGCGGGTACTTCTCCCTGTCGTTCTTGGTGTTCACGTGCACGGTGACCTTGCCCGTGGCTGCCTTGCTCGGGGTCTCCACGCGCCGAATCTCGGGCTCGCGTGGGTAGCTCACGTAGTGCGTGCGCGACTCGGGGTCGCTCTTGCCCCAGAAGCCGCGCGTGACTGCGCTCACGGTCACGCGGACGTACTGGCCGTACTTGAGCCGCATGCGGTCGGAGACGTCCCAGCCGACGGACGCGGAGCCGCCGCGCGAGATGCGCCCATGGCTGACGGCACTCTGCTTGGTCGAGCTGTCGTAGACGGTGCGCGTCCACCACGCGCTGTGCGCCTCCTGCATGTTCTCGCCCTTGGGGCACGTGACCTTGCACGAGACGTTTCCGCCCGCCTCGTCCTGCACGAGGGCGGAGATGGTCGGCTTGGCGGGCTTGGCGAAAGTATTTTGGGTGATGACCTTGGGACCGTCGCCCTTGCGGTTGTAGTAGTACACGCCCACGCGCACGAGCTTCAGCAGCCAGACGGACGCGACCTCCTTGGTGGTAGAGCCGCCCGGATACATCTTGTCTCGCGTCCATACCTCATCGGGGAACTGGGCGGGCGTCCAGCTGTTGAGGTCGAGCGTGAACTGCGTGAGGGACGTGTCCGCCCTCCGCTGGTAGAAGTTTCGCCGCAGCTTCTGCTTGGTGTTGCTGGCGTTGACCAGCTCCACGTCCCAGACCACGCCGATGCCCTCGGCGCGGGCCTTGTTGCTGCCGGCCGTCGCGGCGGCGGGGTTCTTCCACGTCACGCGCATCTGGCGGCTGCCGCCCGTCTGGCGTATTGGGCAGCTCACGTAGGTGGGCCGCGCCGTCGGCTTGGCGGTGATTGCCACATCTGGCATTGGTACCTCCTTAGTAGCCGATGAGCTGCAGGCGGCGCGCTATGGCGTCGGCCACCTCGTCGGGGCCGCTCACGCCGTTCACGGTGATGCTGATGGGCGACTTCTCGCGCATCGTCTCGCCCGCCCACTCGCCGACCATCTGCGCGAAGTCGCGCCCGTAGTGGCTCGTGAGCGGCACGATGGCCTCGGGGCCGCGCTCCCCCACCACGTCGAGGGGGACGCCGCTGCCGTACTTGCTGGCCACGCGCACGCCGCCATCGGCGTGCCTGCGGATGCCGCCCCACGCGCCGCCCGTGGACGGCTTGCCAGTGGTCTTGTAGTTGGTCGTGACGCTGATGGTCTTGCTCGTCATGTTCTTGACGGCGTTGATGGTCTCCCAGATCTTGTCCTTGGCGCTGCCGATGGCGTTGCCCGTGACCGACACGTCCACGCTCTTGGAGGACAGGCTGCTGATGGCGTCCTTGGTCTTGCCCACGGCGTCCCTGCCCGTGCCGTCCACGCCGTTGCCCCTCACGGTCACGTCGGCCCTCTTGTCGTTGAGCTGCGCGCCGTTGTACCGCTGGAAGCTCGACACCGCGCTGTCGGCTGCCTTGCCCGTGCTCTTGGCCACGCCGTCCATGCTCTTGGACGCGGTGTCCTCGGCGCCCGCAAAGAAGCCGCCCAGGTTGGACAGCCCCTCCTCGATGCTGCCGATGGGGTCGGCAATGAAGTCCCCGACGCCATGGAAGAAGTCAAGCACGCCCTGGAACGCCGTCTGGATGGCGGCGGCCACGTCGGGGGCCACCGACTCGATGCCCGCGAGCAGGCCGTCGATGAGGGCCTTGCCCGTGTCGAGCAGCATGGTGCCGATGTCACCCAGCGTGGAGAGCAGCCCGTCGGGGAAGAAGTCCGCGAACCACTGGCGGAGCTGCTGGCCCTCCTCGGAGGAGCCAGTGATAAGGCCGCCCATGAAGTCCTTGGCGGCGGAGAGCATCTGGCCCGCGGCGTTGGCCACGTAGCCGATGACCTTGCCGATGGTCTCGCCGATGCGGGACAGCCACGTGGGGCCGTTGGCCGCTATCGCGCCGACCATGCCGGAGAGCATCTGGCGGCCCGCCGCGAGGACGGCGGGGGCGTTGGCCGCTATGAACTCCGTGACGGAGGACACCAGCGCGGCCACGTGGTCGGGTATCTCGGGCAGGATGGACGTGACTGCGTTCATGAGGCCCGAGAACATCTGCACGGCGCCCTCGGCCACCATGGGCGCGTAGGTCACGAGGGCGTTCACGGCGCCCTGCGCGAGGGTGCCGACCACCTGCTCGACCTGTGGCCCGAGCGTGGTGATGGTCGTGCCCGCGGTGGAGAGCAGCGAGGACAGCTGCGCCTGCACCTGCGGCCACGCCTGCTGGACGGCGGACACGATGCTGCTCACGAAGCCGCCGACCGCGCCCATGGCGCCGCCCGAGCCATCGTCACCGAACAGCATGCCCACGAGGTCGATGTCGCCCAGCGACGCGAGGGACGCTGTGGCCGCCTGCAGCGCGTTGCCGATGGCGCCCATGGCCTGCGACACCAGCGCGGGGCCGTTGGTCGTGACGTACTCCAGCCCGAGCCGCATGGCCTCGCCCGCGGCGCCGACCATGTTCTGCGCGACGGTTGCGACCTCCTCGGTCACGTTGCGCAGCAGGCCGCCCTCGCGGCGCCCCGTCTCCTCGTCCACCACGCCGAACACGCCGTCCATCAGGTCGTGGACGCGCGCGCCGATGTTGGCGTCAGGCTTGCCGAACTCCAGCACGAGGTTCTGCCACGCGGCCTTGGTCGCGGCGATGCTGCCCTCGATGGTCCCCATGGCCTCCTTGGCCGTGGTGCCCGCGATGCCCTGCGCCTGCTGAATCTGCTGGATTGCCGTCACCACGTCCGAGAACGACTCGATGCTGAGGTCGCTGGCCGCCCCGTTCGCGGCACCCCACGCGTTGGCGTCGTCGATGAGCCGCTGCATCTCCTTCTGGGTGCCGCCGTAGCCGAGCTTCAAGTTGTCCAGCATCGTGTAGTTGCCCTTGGCGAACCCCTGGAACGCGTTCGTGACGCTCTGGGCGTCCGTGCCGAACGTGTTGATGTTGTCCGAGATTGCGCGCATGGCCACGTCGGTCTGCGCGGCGGCGGCCTCGGTGTCGCCCTTCAGGCTGTTGATGAGCGACGCCGAGAAGCTGGTGGCCTGCTCCATGTAGGTGTTGGCGTCCATGCCCGCGGTGCGCCACGCGTTCTGAGCGTTCTTCATCACGAGGGTCTGCGCGCGCTCGTTGCGCTCGTAGTCGGCCTGTATCTGCTCCACGGAGCTGTGCACGCTCGCGGCGTACGCCTCTATCTCCATGCCGGAGTTGCCGTAGAGCTTGGCCACGCCGCCCTCGAGCTGCTCGAAGCTCGCATACGCGTCGAACGCGGCCCTGCCGAAGTCGGCCACCTTCTTCACGGCGAGGGCGCCGCCGACCATCTTGGCCACCTTGCCAAGCGTGGTCTTGAGTCCAGCCGCGAACGACTCGCCGCTGGCCTTGCCCGCGTCCTTGCTGGCCGACTCGTCACCGAGGGCCGCGCCGATCTGCTTCTGCACGCCGTCCATCTCGGGTATGACGGTGACGTAGGCCTCGCCCAGCTCGATTGGCATGGAATCACCTCCCGGTGATGCTCTCTTCCCACCACGCGTCGAAGTCACCTATGCGCATAGGCGTGCCACCGACGTGCGTGGTGCTTTTTCTCTTGTCCCATGGGCGCGGGTGCGGCTTGGGCCTGCGGTGCCTGCCCGTCATGATGCCCGCTATCCTGCTGCCCATGGCGTTGACGGCGTCGAACACGTCCGCAAGCAGGACGGCGTCCATGCGCCCTTGCTCCCACGCGGCCATCTCGGCTTCGTCTGGGTGCAGCTCCAGCCACAGCGCGCAGTCGGCGCCCATGTATTGCACGAAATGGCGGAGCGCCCGATAGCTGAGCGCCCCGCCGATGTCATCCAGTGTGTACCGTGTCTTGGTTAGGAGGTCGTACTCCAGCGCCCCGCCATGCTCGCACACGAGCTCAGCGAGGCCGACTATTCCCCCAGGTCGACCCCCGCGTGCTCCTGGCTCTCACGCTGCCACTCGGCAACGAGCGCGTTGCGCTCCCCGAGCGTCAGCTCGGCCATGACCTCCGCGGGAATGTACTCGGAGAAGAAGTCGGTGAGCACGCGCTCGCCCTCCTCCGGGTCGTCCAGCGAGCGGCCCAGCTCGCGCACGCGCTGCGGCGTGAGCGAGTAGAGCAGCGGGACGTGGTAGGTCTCGCCGTTGGCGTGGATTACCTCGAGCGTCGGACGCTCGCCCCCGATGGTGACCGCCATGGCTACGCCTCGTCCTTGTCGTAGAAGTGGATGGACTCGCCCGTGCCGTCGTCAAGGCAGTCGACCTCGATGGGCAGGCGCACGACGTCGCCCGCGGAGAAGGTCACGTCCAGGCCGCTGGTCACCTGCCCGTTGGGCACGAGCAGCAGCATGGCGCGGTCGTCGCTGTCCTTCATCTTGACGGCGAAGGCGCGGCGCGGCGGGAGGTGCGAGCCAATCTTCACGTGGATGTTGGTCACGTCGTTCGCGGTGGTCTTGGTCACGTTCTCCGCACCGACCAGCATGCACCAGCCGTCGTAGTCCGCCTGGATGAGGGTGAACGCGACGGTGCCCGTGAAGTCGTTGAGCAGGGTGCGGACGCTGGACTTGTTCCACTCCTTCACGGTGGTCGTGTCGTACTCGGTGGTCAGCGTCAGGCCGTCCTCCGAGACGTAGCCCGTGCCCGTGAACTGCGTGATGGCCGTAATGGCGTCGTCGAGCGTGGCGGGGATGGTGGTGATGACGTCGCCCACAAGGACGGCGCCCGTGGTGCCATAGTCGGCGAGACCGACGATGACGTCGTGGGTATTCTTGGGCATAAGCGCCCCTCCTTAGTCGTAGACCCGCGCCACGAGGTCGTACACGCCCTGGTAGCGCGCCGACCCCTCGGCGGGGAAGTTGTAGATGCTGTTCGTCAGCACCAGACGGACGGGGCCGCTGCCGCACAGCTCGTGCATGGCGGCGTCCACGTCCTCGGACAGCGCCAGCGCCTCGGCGCGGGTCGGCGCCCAGCTCTGGACGGCCAGCTGCGGTCGGTCGATGATGCCGTGCTCGGTGCGCCCGCCGCCCGTGCGCTCCACGGTCACGAAGGACGCGGGGCGCTCCGCGGGAACGTCCCCATGGACGGGGACGGCGAGCGCGGCGCCGAGCGCGGAGACCACGTACTTCTCCACGTTCATGCGCGGACACCCCCTAGCGCTTTCAGCAGCGTGTTGTGGCGGGAGTTGTCGAGGATGGACCCGAAGTCAGTGGTCTTGATCATCCCGTGGCAGCGGTTCACGCCCGGGCGCACGTCGGCCTCGTAGCCGCTCCCGTGGCGGTTCATGGCGTTGGCATTAGCGCAGCCCTGCGCGACGATGCGCCCGATGCCGTCCATCATGGCGGGCGAGTTGAGCAGCGCGCGGGCGCCCGCGCGGGACGGCTTGTAGCGTGTGCCCATGTCAGCCCTCCACTCTGCGGACGCGAACTGGTCGGTCGTACCCGAGCAGGCCCCCGCCCGAGTACGGCTCGGGGTCTCCCTCGACCTCCCACACCGCCCCGCGGAGCGACAGCCGCGCACCACGCAGGCTGCCGCCCCAGCTGGACGGGAAGTGTACGGTGAGACCCGGGGCCGTCCCGTGCGGGCGGTTGGACGCGGTGAGGTCGTCGTCGTCGACGGGGGACACGACCACCGTGGCCGTTCCCTCCTCGCGCCACTCGACCACCGCGCCGTTGAGCGCGTCGGTGCCGACCTCGACGGGCAGCAGCACGGCGGCCTCCTCGGTCGGTATCAGGCTCACGCGGCACCACCGCCGATGCGCGCCCAGCCGATGCGGGCGCCCAGCCCCAGCAGGTCAAGCTCCGCGTCGGTCACCTTGGGCGACCCGAACGGGCGCGAGAACCCCAGCTGGTAGGTGTACGGGCCGACGGTGCGGCTCACGTTGGTGGCCCCCGCTGGCACCGCCGCGGCGTCGCTCGGCACCACGCGGTTGGCCATCTGGCGGCACGCCTGCATGAGCAGGCCGTCGTCCACGTCGGCGGCGTCGATGCCGCGCCTGCCCAGCTCCGCGGCCAGCAGGCGCGTGGCGTCCATCAGGCACTCCTCGAGCTGGGCGAGGTCGTCCACCGCGCCGTAGCGCATCTGGTATTCCTCGACCGAGCAATACG